GATTCCATTTCAAATAATCTTTTTTTATTATGTTTTGCAAGTGATTGTAAACCACCAACTAAAACCTTGTTACCTTCAACTGTATTACCTAAATTAGGAACGGCTGCTCTGAATAAAGTTATTTCAGTATCAGATGTTGAACCTGATCCAGCTACTCTCATTCTTGGTATTAAATAACTGGTAATATTATTAAATAATTCTTGTTGTGTAAGATCATCTAGCTGTTCTTGTGGCAAAATATTTAACCCAGCTGCAATTCTTTTAAAAGGTATTTTAATTTCTTCAATAACACCAGTTTGTACAGGATCAGTACCCTCTAATTGCTTTTGCAAAATATCAAGCCTTGGTTCTAAGTCTGCAAAGTTGTTTACAACTTCTTGTGACTTCTCTACTAATTTAAACGCTGATTTAGCGGCTTCTTGTTGAAAAACCCTTTCACCAGTATCTATATTGATATTTGGACCTTTGTCTAACATATCGGCAGCTTGGTCAAAGGTGAATCCTTTGCTTTGTAAAAATTGTATATCTTTTTGAAATGCTGTTCTTGTGTCTTTTGGATCTAAGGTTTTTGTAAGTGTAGTTATTACCTGATCTGGTGACATAACATTTAATAAACTTTTCATACCAGGCGCTAAGTTTGGATTATCTGCTATATATTTTTTTACAGCTTGCTCTTGTTGGTTCTTTTTTTCCTTACTTTCTTTCATTTCTCTTAGCTGTATGGCTTTTTGCACAAAATCTTTGTCACCTTGTAAAGCCCCACCTAGAGCAATTAGCATAGTAGCAAGACCTGTTCTGTCTTTTGTTGGTTGTGGTGTCATAGATGTAATAGGACCTATATTTGGTTGTGAATTTACCATTCCAAAAGGTGTGTTGAAATCAAATATTGTAGCCATTTATCCGCCTAAAAAACGCAAACCAAGCAACTGCGCACCTGCGCCTAATATATCGCCAAGACCTGTGCTTCGTCTGCCAGTTGTAGTAGTAGTTGTCAAAGGTGTTCCCATACCTGCTTGCAGTAAACCAAGTTGTTGTGGACCATAAGCTAAGGCTCTATCAAATTCACCTCTCGCGGCATCTAAACCTCTTTGTTGTAACAATTGCTGTTGCGCGCCTATACCACTTAACAAACCAAGGTTTTGTAGTTGTGATCCTTGTAAACCACCAAGCAAACCAGCTTGTTGCTGTCTTGCTCTAAGTTCAAGTTGTGGGGCAAACATAGCCAATTGTTGTTGTCTTGCTAGATCGCTTTCCGCCGCCCTCTGCGCTTGCTCGAAACCAGCTTGTCGTAAGTTTGCTGCTGTTCTTGCCTGTGCATCTATAAATGGTCTTTGTGATTCTGATTCTAGTATTGCAGATCGTGAACCACCAAATGCGCCTGCTCTGATTGCTCTATCCTGCGCGCCACCACGCGCTATATCAGCCTGTCTTTGTATATCGCCTAGCGCTTGATCTATCACTTGTTGTTGAAAGGGCGATTGATACTGTTCTATCGGTGCAGTAAGTAATGATCCTACTTGACCTGTCATAGGTCTTTGTTGTTGTGCTAGTCCTTGTAGGGCTTGCGTAGGGTCAAACGCCATACCAGATTCAAATAGTCCTCTTGTCGCCTGAAACTGCCTCAGTTGATCTGGATTGAATCCAGCAACCATTGGGCCTGTATAGGGTATAAATGGCTGTTGTGAGAGTCCTCTGGCTCTGCCAAATAATTCCTGAAACTGTGCTTCTTGGAAAGCTGGTAAACTAGCTTCCTGAACTGTTGTGGTTTTTCCTTTGCTCATAAGTCTTTTCTAATTAAATATTCTGTTTCAAATCCAAGATGTTTTATTTTTCTAATCCATCCTTTTCTACCGCCACCATAAAGTCTTTTTATACCTGCCGCCTTTGCAAATGCTTCTATTGACGGCAACATTTGTTCTAATTCTTTATAGTCACCACCACAAAACAAAAGGTTTAACGCTTTTACTTGTGGATATAGTACAAACTCTGTTATGTAAGCAGACCTTTTGCCTGGCCATAAGTGGAATATTCCTGATCTTATTTTATCTTCTATATCATCAATTGTATAGGAATCTTGATACTTTACTGCTTTTTCAATAAAAGGCTTACATCTGGCCCATTCTTGTTCCCAAGGCTGTTTTTCTTGTGTTTTAAGTTCTACTACCTTATTAGTCGCCTTTTGCATACTCAATCAAACTTGCTGTGACATACAATTTGTTTGCGTCAGCAGCGGTTACTTTTAATATTTCGCCTGCTTTTACTACCAAACTTTTTGATAAAAGTTCTGCGGTAGTATCAGCTGCAATTACATGTTCGTTATACAAACTAAATACATTACTTGATGTATCAGTCAAAGTTAAAATTATGTTTGTTTGACCAGATGTATTGTTGTTGACCAATATAGACTCAACGATAGTAAAATCAAATGCGCTACCAGTAGGTGACGTGTAAAGTGTCGTGACACTATTGGTTGTTAAATATACCTTTGCGTTATCAGCTTTTTGTAAATACTGTCGTTGTGAGGATAGATCCATTATCTTCTGCCTCTATTACGCAAGTTTAATCTTATGTTGCCTACTTGAAAATCTTGGGTTGTACCGCCTGTTACTGTCATTTGGACTTGTCTTGCAGTAAATCTAGCATCTGTATAGCCATCATTTTCAAAGGTAAAACTACCAAAATCTGTTTCTGATCCAAGTGGCGTAAACTTACCTTTAAAACTTATTGTGACACCAGGCAAAGTATTGGCCTCTTCGTCTGGTATGATTTGATTGCATTGAACATAGTTATCGCCATTGCCTAGTTCTATAGGACCAGTTGTGCAAAATGGAACACTTGTTCCTAAGTTTGGCGAAGCGTTTAATGTGGTAGATTCGTGTTGATAAATAAAACCGCTTGAATCTCCAGCAATAGGAAAGTCAAATACACCCTGGTCTATCCAACATCCTCTATCTAAAGTACCTATAGCCCATGTGTTTTCTCTGTAGTTCCAAATGACATATTTGTTTGGTAAATATACTCCGTCACCAACTGGGAATCCCCACCATAATTCGTTAAAGTTTGAGTTATGACCACCCCAGCAAGCCTTTCTGCCTGGTACATTTAGATTGTCATACACAAAATCATGCACATCACATTGTATTTCTCTAACTGCACCATCATAAATAAAAAATGAGTTTTCACCCATCCAAGATAAAAAGTTGCCTGTAGCAACAACTGATCTTCTACTAACTGCTTTACAGTTTGAGCCTGCTGTTGATATACCATAAACAAATGGTGATCCTGTATAGTACATTCTATTAATGCCAGTATCACTGAATATTATTACATCATTTTGGTACTTAACACCAAGTAAGGCTCTACCGCCTGTAGGTATTTGGAGATCGCCAGCTGTATTAGTAGGACTTGATGTCCAAGTATTACGATCTTCTCTGTCGGACCATGATATTTTTCTTGGATCTCCGCCTGATCCTATGGCTACTAAATGCCTTTCGTTAGTGACTACAATAGCTTGACAGCCAGTAGGTGCGTTTGTAACAACTGTTCCTATGGTATCTGCTGTACCGCCTGAAACTGGCCTCCATTTGTAAATTTTGCCATCACCAGAGAAACAAAATATTAAATCTTCACCCCAGTTGTCAAAAGAAAAATGACCAGATGCTAGAGGTAAACCTGATTGTGAACGAGCGTCACCATAATCTTCAACGCCCCAATGATAAGCACCATAACCAAGTGGATCATTTGCAGCATCATTTACAAAACCAGATGGTGTTATATTTATAACAGAATTTTTATATAAAACATATACTTTTTGTCTTGTACCAATAGCTAAGATAGATTCGCCTGTGTTATCTGCATAGGCATACATACCAATAGGCTCGCCGTCTAAAGCTGTTGCTATAAGTTTTGACCAACCGCCTATGGGTTTCAAAAAACCATTTTCAAAACGTATTAGATCCCCGTCAACCCAACGACCTTTGTTAGCGTAATCAGTACCATTTTTGACTATGCCAGCGGGCGGTGTGACAGGCAAAAGAGCCATGTTATGAAGTTAATGTTTTAGTTTCAGTTGTAGGCGTTACTTTTTCAGCTATGATTGCATCTAAATTAGTTTTCATTTCAGTAACTTTATCGCTACCTAATGCAGTTTCTACCCAACCTTGCAAGTCACTACCAGTTAAGGTTGACCAGTTTTTAAAACTTGATAAATCAGATGTATCTAAAGACTGTGATCCATAAACTGTAGCAGTTTGCGGATTACCTTCAGAATCATTGTTACTATCATCAGTCGCAGTAAGTCGCCAATGCACATTGTAAACTACATTGGTTTTACTATTATGTGTTGGGTATCTGTCGTGTGTTTTACAGTCCCATTCGTAAGATATTGCCATATTTATTCTCCTTTTAAAGTTTGTATTTCAGATTGTAAGGCTTCAATCTGTTCTTGTTGTTCTTGTATAGCTTTCAATAAATAAACACTTAATTTTGCATAATCAACTGAATTAGGTTGTGGTGTATCATAACCCTCAACATCTAATAAATGCACTAAATCAGGTATTTGCTCAATAACTTCTTCAGCTATAAGACCAGTACAAGAATCGCCTGTTGATTTTTCATCAAAAGTTACAGGTCTTAATGTTTTTATTTTTTCTAATGAATTTGGTAAGTCTTGAACATTTTCTTTATATCTTATAGATGATGTATCATAATAAATAAGTCCACTTGTTGCATTATATTTGACAGCAGGATTACTTGCTGTTGAACCAAATAAACTTTTAATTATAAAAGAACTAGCATCTCCTCCATTATCATATTGAAGATTTATTTGTTGAGTTCCTGATTCATCTAAAATATTTAAATTTGATATTCTATTTGAAGTTGTATTTTGTATATTTAAACTCACATCAGAGCCACTACTATCTTTAGCTGCTAAATGCAAACTTCCTGTTCCTGAGGATGTCCCAATTCCAACTAATCCTGAACTATCAATACGCATCTTTTCAGATAATGTAATTCCTGCTCCTGCACTACCACTAGCTTGTGTATAAAATTTTATTTCGCCACCATTTTGATTGATTGCAGAAGATTCATCTGTTGTTATGTTAGCAAAAGCACCTGTATCAGAGTCAACATACATA